ATTCCACCAGCAGCCCGAGAAAAATGGCGGTATCTTCGACGGCAAGCCGGCGATCTTGGTGCAGCGACATTGCCGCTCGGAATACCTCTTGCACTTTTGGGATTGAGTGAATCATCGTCGGTCCTTAAAAAAAATAGACGCCCCTTGCGGGTAGCTGCGAAACCGGTCCAGGCAGGCCCAGGGAGGGAAAAGCCTGTTCGCCCTGGTGGCGTTGGCAGCGCGCCTTGAAATAGTGCCCGGCCCGAATACCCGCTGGGGTGCGTCGGGTCGCTTTCGCGGGCGGAAATCGTCAGGCCGCTTGCAGCCCTGCAATGACGGTCAGGTGATGCCGCAATGCGGCGCAGATGCGGGGCCAATCGCTTTCGCGATAGAGCATCGCCCGGCCATCCGTGGCGCTGTGAGTGATGCCCAGCTCCGCCAAACCTGCAGCGCTGATGCTCAACGGAGACAGCAGGGCGTTGATGCCCCCGAGCTTGAGGGTCGCGGCATCTGTAGCCGGCTCAGGCTGCATCGTGACTGTGCCGACTTTGGGGGCCTTTTCTACAAGCTCCACCGCCCGATATTGCGGGGCAGGCGGGGTGGGGGCCGATTCCAGGGCGGCCTGGATGCGCTCGCGCTCCTGCTGGGCTGCTGCTGCTGTTGCTGCAGCTTCTCGCTGCGCCTTGGCCTGCTCATCAGCCCGGATGCGCTCGCGCTCCGCTTCCAGCCGCTTTGCTTGCGCTGCCTCGTGTGCCGCCTTCCGACTGCTGATGACTGCGGCGAGATCGTCAGGGGCCTTCAGCACCAGCGCAGACAGGTCGGGGAACAGGGCGGGCATGGCAGCCGCGCTGATAGCGACCAGGTTGTCATGGATGCGTGTCGCAACTTCGCTGGCCGCGATTTTGGCCCGGGCCAGCTCGGTGGCTACGGCATCGCGCAAGCTGTCCACGGTGCGCTTGCCCTTCACGGCGCCAGCAAAATCAGCGGGTACGGCGGGCATGTAGTTGGCCGGCATGGCGGCGACCAAGCCCGCAATGTGCGCCCGCAGGGCGGCGGCGCCTTCGGCCACAATCTCGCCCCGGATCGCCTCCTTTCGCGCCTTCACCAGTTTCTCCAAGTCCAGCCGCACGCGGCGGGCTTCGGCGCTGATGTCTTCCATTGTGCGAAAAAGCTCGTCGATGCTGGCCGTCTGGCTCAGGGCGTGGTCTTTGGCGACAGCCAAGCGGGACTCCACCTCCCCACACCACTTCACGGCCTTTTCTGCGTCAGCGAAATCCTGGTCGGTTTGCAGATCGCGGTTCACGCTGGCAATGGCCGCCAGGGCTGTGGCCTTGAACTCGGGCAGGTTACTAGCAGTGACAGCGCCGTTGATGTTGATACGCAGCGCCGGCAGAGAGTCAGGGGCGCGGCCCGTGGGGGCCGGCGCAGCGTGTGCCGGCAGGGTGTAGTTCTCCAAGTCAGCGGCGAACTGCTCCCAGCCGGCCACGATCTGGGCGCGCAGCTCGGCATCGGGGTGGTACCAGCAGCTTGCGTGCTCGACCAGCGCATCCTCGCGGGTCCACCGGCTGATGACAAACAGGCAGCGCGCCGCGCCGCTCACAAGCAGCTGCTGCTCCATTTGCACGCGGTAGGCCAGCGGCAGGGCCTCGCCGGCCGCAATGGCGGCGCGCAGATTGGCATTTGACAGCTTGTGCTCGAAGATGACATCTTCGCCCAAGGTGATGCCGTCAAAGCTGGCCGAGAGCCGGCCCAGCTCGCCCACCACGGGGTAAAGGTCTTCGCCCAGCTCCTGCTCGGCCAGCGGGCGGGCCAAGGCTTCGGCGCGGTGGCCTTCGTCGAACCGGTACTGAGTTTCTGCGTCCACCTCCGGGGCCAGGCCGGTGGCCAGCTCATGCAGCAGTTGACTGCGCGTTTTGTAGGGGCTGCAGCCCATCATGGCCGGGGCGTCGCTGGCGTTGAAATGCTGGGCGCGGTAGGCGGCCCAGGCTGGCGTTCCTTGGATCAGGTCAAGCGTTTTCATTGCGCAGCCCCTTCGGCGGCGGTGTAAGCAGCGGTGAAATCATCGTCTACCGGTACGGCAGCGGGTGCCACTTTCAGCGACAAGATGCGGGCTTTTTGTTCTTCGGTGAATGTCGCCTTGGTGCTCAGCATGGCAAGCAGTTCGCCAGCGGTTTTGCGGCCAGATGCCACCACGTCAGCCCAGGCCGGCAAGTTGGCGGCCAGTTGATCGTCAGGGTAAGCCGGCAGCGCTGGGCGGGTTGGCGGCACCACGTCAGCCGGTGGCAGGTTGCGGCGCGGGCCATCGGCAGCCGGCAGCACTTCCAGTTCGTCGTCTGTGTAGACGCCCAGCAGTGCGCCCGGGGCGTAGAGACGCGCCCAGTTGCGGGCCTGCACATAGCCCATCTGTTGCTTTGGGTTAGTTGTCCAGAGCGGGCTGTTTTTGACTTTGATGTCACGGCTGGCCAGCCACTCGGTCCAAACCAGGTCTGACTCACCGGATGGGACGAATCCGGCGCGGCATTCCAAGCTGTTGGCATCGCCACGGAATTCAAAATGAGGCCGGCCACGCACGGCGCCGCTGTTCTGAAGCACCGCGATGATCAGCTGCGCCTCGTAGCCGAGGTTCCCGTTGACGATGTGCGTTTTCTGGGCAACCACGAACGGGTCCATGCCCCAGCGCATCGCCTGCAGGGTCAGCGCCAGGCAGTCGCTGGCCTTGCCCTGCAGGTGCTTCGGCACCGTCACCGTGCCCTTGCTCATCATGTCGGCAAACGATGCAACGGCGGCCAGCTTGGCCGGGTCAAACATCATCAGCGACATGGACGCGGCAACATTTGCCGGCGCCGTAGTTTGTGTAGTCAATTCATTCACAGCTTAATCCCCTCATTGAATTTCAGATCCCGCAGTGCTTTGGCGAGCACGCGGCGGATGCGTTGATGCCAACTCAGCGTGAGCGGGCGCGTTTTTCTATACGGGCCTTGCATCGCGCCGCTGGCCAGTAGTAAATCGGTATCGATACGGGTCATTTCGCCAGCCCCTGAAAAGCAGCGACGGCCTCGGCCACGGTCGGAAGCGCATCGGCAAGGCCAAGCGCGACAAGCCAGCACAGCGCAATCAGCAGGATTGCTGTGCACAGCTCAGTGCAAAAGCTCCATCCCGAATCGCACACGGGGTCATGGCTCGCGGCTTCGGCGGCCTGGCTTGGCGTGCAGTCGTCATGGCTGACGATGCGGGCAATGTCGGCCCGGCTCACGGTTCGGGCGTGCTCTGCGGGGTCTTGCGCCAGGTCGGCCAACCGGCGCTCATCAAGTACGCGGTGCATGTGGCTCATGCTGCCCTCCGCAGATCAATCAGCGCGGCTTTTTCGTCGGCGTTGTAGACAGCAATGCGTCCGGCCAGGGTCAGCATCACGCGGGCCGCTCCGGTGAAGTCGTTGCGCAGCGCGTTGGCCATCGCCTCCAGCACGCTCAAGCGCATGAAATCATCGCGCTCCAGGTCGGTCTGGCTGAAATCTTCCAGCAGCGTGTAAGCCTTGCACTCCACCTCAGCCACGCAAACTTCTTTGAGCGTGGCCATGTTCTGCCGGCACAGCTCTTCCGCGATTTCGTCGCGGGTCACCTGCTCGTCGAACAACCCGGTTTCGCGCTTGTCATGTCGGGCCAGATCAAGCTCGACCGCGCATTGCGTCTGTGTCATCCCCATCCCCTGCTTCGCCCGGCCCGGTGGGCCTGTGTTGATGCGATGGGGTCAATCTTAGCGCACTAAGTTAGCCGTCTAAGCAATAACCACTTGGCGCGCTAAGTCTTTGCTCGTAAAAAAGCCCGTAGGATTAACCCCGGATCGTGCTTAGACGGCTTGCGCCAATCGTCTTAGCGCACTAAGATTGGCGGATGAAAAAGGCAAAAGCAATCGAGCTGTTAGGCGGCTCCCCTAGCAAAGCCGCCGCGATGTGTGAAATCTCGGTATCTGCAGTATCGCAGTGGCCGGATGAACTGACCCGCGACATCGAAAACCGCGTGCTTGCGGCGCTCGCTCGGCAGCACCTGCCGGCCCATTTGATCGGCGCCCCTGAGCCCGCCAGCGTGGCTGTGATCTGAATGTTTCATGGCGCGTGTCTCCTCGCTGGCCTTCGGGCCAGTTCGCCGGCCCAGGGCAGCAGTCAGGCCCTGGGCGGCACTTTTTTCGCAGATGACACGCGCTCTTTCCATGCGCTCACTGTGCGCAATCAGCAAAAACCCGGCATCCCTCCAAAGGGGGTGCGGGCAGGTATCAAAAAGCAACAGACGAGGATTAAATGATTTTGCAAGCACAAGACGCCACCCTGCCGTTAGGCGTATCCGCCGAGCTTCGGCGGGCTGCGGCCATGCCCGTCGAGCAAGCGATGCGCATCAAGCGCATTGATGAGATCACCGACCGGCTGGTGGCTGACGGCATCTGCCGGCCCCGCACTGAAAACGCTTGGGCGGAGGATTGAATGACCCTGACTGATGAAAACCGCTGCCCAGGCCACCGGCTGACCACGCCGGACACCCCGCTGGAATCTGAGTGCGTGCAGTGCGCGCTGCGCGTCGAGCCCAGCGACCCACGCGCCCAGGGAATCACCCCTCCGCTGGCTTTGTTCCCGGTGTGCTGGGCGCGCAAGACGATGCAGGGGGCCGAATGACCCACGCCGAAAAACTTGCCCTGCTGATCGAGGTGGAAGCATGAGCGAGCACCGCTATTCGTCCGCCCGCGACATGACGCGCACGCAGCGCCACTGCAGCACCGGGATGCTCATCACCAGGCTGTGCGAGGACTGCAAGAC